CACTAAATAATTTAAATAATAATATATTTGCTCAAATATTAGGCAATACTAATTCCAATATTCACCAATTTATTAAATCTAGATACACTAAAGTTAATTTTATATCTGAAAATATTAATATTAATATTAATATTAACCAAATAGAAATATTATCTCATGGATTTAAAAATGGCGATTTAGTAATTTTTAAAAATGAAAATATTAATTTAAGTAATTTTAATAATTTATACAATGAACATCGATATTTTATATTTAAAGTTGATGATGATAATATTAAATTATGTAATAATTGGGACAATTTTAATAATAATATTTTTATAGAATTTATACATACAACTAACGATAGTTATACATATAGTCTTACATTATTTTATGAAAATCAAGTTAAAATATATAAATCTCTTAATGATATAGATTATTCTAATGAAATTGATATTGGAACAATAATCTATTTTGATTGGGCAAATAAAAGATATACTAAATATGATGATGAAAATATTAAACCAATTAATACAATCAGTGATACTGATTATAATTCATTAGATGTAAATGATAAATCACTTTACAAATATAAATTTACACAACAAATGAATAGAATTATTAATATTGATAGTACAAATGATAACTATATTTTACTTACATTAGATAAAACACCATTAATATATTACCCTAATCAGACACCTTTTATTATTTTAAAAAAAAATAATATTAAAGACGCTAATGTGGCATCATCTAATAGTGAATTTATAGATTCATTTAGCGATGATTTAAAATATAGAAATTCAATTAAAAATACTAATTTAAGTACACAACCTTTTACAATAAATAATAAATGGTATACAAAAATATTTTATCAAGGTCACAATTCATTAAATGTAAATACAAAAGATATTAATTTTAATAATAATTATAAAAATAATTGGAAGCAGGGAACTAAAATCTTTAATAATATGACTTCTAAAAAAATTTATATTTATGGAATGAAAGGAATTGAAATACCATTTATGCCTATCCCATCAACACAGGTAAATAAAATATTAACTGATCATATTGAAAATTCTAATAATATTACAAATATTGATAGTAACTATGCAAACAATATTAATATTAATACACCTTACTTAAATATTGAAATTATTAAACCTTTATCTGATAATAATTATATAATTAAACCTATTATTAAAGAAGATTATTTAATGTATAATGAAAAAGATATAAATAATTTATCTATCCCTGGTATATTTAAATACAATTATGAATATTTAGAAGAATATAACGATAACGATAATGATTCTATTGAAAATATTATAGATAAATATGAAAATTATACTAATAAATGTTATTGGAATGATAGCGATATTTATAAAGACAAAGATTCTATAAATTATAATTATGTTGTTGTTGAAGGTATTCATTTAGGATATGGAGGGTTTATTAAGGAAACTACACAAGAAGATGATAATATTATTAATTCAGTCGATGGTTTTACAGTATTAGAAACGTATAAAAATTCAGATAATGGCGGTTTTAATATAGTTATTGATATTGAAGAAAGAGAAATGAATCTTAATTTAAAACAAAATAATGTATTAAACAAGCTATTTAATAATTCTACAAGTTCTAATAATACTATTCCTGCTGGAATTATTGGTAAAAAGACACAATTTAATTTACTTAATACTAATATATTTAATAAAACAATTAATATTGGAAAACAAGGCATTATTTGTAAAAAAAAAATCAACGCACCATTAAATTTAGAAGGAGAAAGTTATATTTATTTATGTATTCCCAAATTAGCTCATTTTTTAAATATATCTAAACCTATTATTAATTCTGTTTTTGCCAAAATATTATTACCAGGTGAAACAAATAAACCAATATTTAATTCACATATTGGCGGAACAGTAATTTTTTATAATGGAGAATTATCAGAATTATCAGAATTAGAAATTGCATTTATGACAAATGATAAAAAATTATTCGATTTTAATGGTCTTAATCATTCATTTACATTAGAAATTTTCGAATTAATAAATAAATAAATAACAATATTATTATTTAAAAATATTATTATTATTATATTTATACAATGAATAATTATAATGACCAAATTACTTCAATTAGTAATATAGTCAAAAAAGATTTAACAAAACTTTTTTCTAAAAAATTAAATAAATCAATTGGAACTAAAAATGAATTAGTAACAAATATATTGAATAGTGAGGATAATTTTATAACCAATACTTATAAATCAGGAGATATTATATTTTCACAAGAATTAGAAAACTTATTTTCAAGAGAATTATTTAATGGTAATTTGGAAATTAATGGAAATTTAAAATGTAAAAAACTTATTGCCGATGAATTAGATTTTTTAGATATTTCTATAATTACAAATTCTGATGAATTTATAAATGCGGTTGATAATATATCATATAGTTTAAATACTGTTTGTAATAATTTAGGATATTTAGTTTTAGATCCATTAACAGGTACTGGTTTAGAAGGACCACAAAATTTAGATAGAATATCTTTAAATGGTGGTTTAAATAATTCTTCTGGTTCATCCGGATTTTTAGTTGTTGATTATATTAGAAATAGAAAATCATCGGATGGAGGCACATCTGGTTCATATGATAGAGGATTTTTAGGTGACTTTTATGGAAAAACAATTTTAAGAACATCGGATGATGATGAAAATTCGAGAAATAAAGGCGAATTATTAATAGATTCCAGTAATAAAATAGATATTTATGCATTATCTGGGGGGATTACTATAAATTGTAAAACTAAAATTTTAATGGGCAATGATGTAAATAATACAGAAATTGAACAATTAGGGTTAGGTCAAGTTACATTTACTGGTAATGTTGATGCTAATTCTGGTTTAGATATAACAGGTACACTAAGTCTTAATAATTCGGAATTAACTGCAACAGTGGATGAATTAAATACCTTAAATATAAGTGCAAGTACTGAAGAAATAACAGAAGCTGGACCAATTACATTAAATAAGTCATTGGTTAAATTAAATACGGCAACAGGATCATTTACTATAACATTAGATCCTCCCAATACAGCACAACATGGTAAAACAATGATAATCCAAATGACGAATGATACAAATAATGTACAATTAACTTCCACTAATATAATTGGACTTTCTGAAATTAATAATCCAACATTTTCAAATATAAATGATACATTGGTATTACTTGGAATAGAGGGTAAATGGTTAGTTATTAAAGAATATGGGATAACTTTTACATAAATTATAAATATAAATGACTGAAATAAAATATAATAATATTAATAATGGATTCAATAAAAAAATTACTTGAAAAAAATAGAGAAAATACAAATATGTTATTATCAAGAGTTAAAAACGGTCGTGTTAATATAATGGGAACACCAAGACATGTAGGTAAATTTCCAATGTTTGAAGAAAAAAATACAGGAAATAAAATATATCAAAGAGAAGCTTTAAAATCTATAATTGTTATAACCCCAATTCATGAAAAATTTTTTTCAAAAAAAAATATAGATAATTTACAAAAATTATTAAGATATGAAGTTTGGAAACAATCCGATAAAAAACATGTTATCGGAAGACAATCCGATGACCAATTAAAAACAGTGATGAGATCAATATATTTACAATATGGAAAGCATCAAAATACTAATATTATAGAACAGGTAAAAGATTTAAATCAATTCGTATGTAACTATAGTATTCCTAATATACTTTCCAATTTAGAATTATATATAGGTTATAAAAAAAATATAAGTAATTTACCAGAACTGATTCCTCTACCAGTAAATATGTCTAATATAGGTTTAAAAAGTATTAATAATCTAATTTAAGTTAATTAAAATATTTTATAAACATATTATATATAGAAATGGATGCTTTTTCAGTAGTTTTGATTGTAACTTGCTTAATATTTATTATTGTATATTTTTATAGACAATGGAAAAATTATAAAGAAGAAAAGGATAATGCTACATGGCCCACAAATTTTAACGATTGTCCAGATTATTGGATGAATGATGGAAAACATGTATGTAGAAATATATTAGATTTAGGCAAATGTGGGAAAAATGGTAGTAATTCTGACACTGTCGATTTTAAAATAAAAGTCGGAGGAATAGTATCTGACAATGAAGCTGAATTACGTAGTAAAATGAATACAAAAGATGCTTTAATAAAAAAATGCAGATGGTCAAAACAATGTGATGTAACTTGGGAAGGTGTGAATAATTTATGTAATTAATAATTTTGATTATTATTTAAAATTTAATTATATAAAATAATTAAATTGTAAATGAGTTTTCTTTGGACAGATAAATATAGTCCGAATAAATCGGAAGATATTATTGGTAATTCATCAAACATTCAGCGCATTAAACAATGGATTGAATATTTTAAAACTAAAAATGATTTTGAAAATTTTAAAAATGGTTTAGTAATATCGGGGTCTCCGGGAATAGGAAAAACATCAACAGCATTAATACTATTAAAAGAAGCTGGATATGACGTATTAGAATATAATGCAAGTCAAGTAAGAAGTCTATCGATTATGAGAGACAAATTACAAACAATTTCAAACAGTTCTAATATAATGATGATGTTTAAAAATCAAAAAATATCAGCTTTAATTTTAGACGAAATAGATGGTTGTACGTCAAATGATAAAGGAGCAGTTTCTCAAGTTATAAAATTTATAATTGACCAAGACAAAATATCAAAAAAAAAAGAGATAAAAAATGATAAAAATGATAAAAATAATAAAAATATAAAAAATATAGTAAAAATTAACCAAAATCCTGTTATATGTATTTGTAATAATATTACTCCCAGTGTTAAATCACTTTTGAAATATAGTGTTCATATAAAATTTAATAAACCAACAGATGAAGATATATATCAATTAATTGTTAAAATATCAGCAATTGAAAAAATAAATATAAATAATGTTTCATGTAGATTATTAGTTAGTCATTGTCAATATGATATAAGAAGAACACTTAATTTATTACAAAATATTAAAACATATTTTAAAGATAGACCTATTACAATAAAATGTATAAAAAATATAATAGAATCTTTTGCACAAAAAGATCTAGATATAAATTTATTTAGTTCAGTTGAAAAAATTAATTGTAATTATATGCCATGTCATGATTTATTAAGTTGTTATTATAAAGATAAAACATTTGTTCCATTATTGGTACATGAAAATTTTAATAAAAATCTTATAAAAAATGTTAAATGTACTAAAAATCAAAAAATTGATTTAATGTTAAAATATTATAACCATCTTATTGATTCAAATATAATTGATAAATTTATATTTAATAATCAAATGTGGGAATTGAATGACTATGTTGGAATATTGTCGTGTAAGCAAGCTAATATTATATTAAATAATGATAATAAAATTAGACCTCTTGTTTATAGTACTATAAAAACATCACCTGTTTTTAGTAAATTAAATTATAAATTTTATAATTTAAAACTAATGAATGAAATATGTAAAAAAATTAAAATATCTACTTCAAAATTTCATTTATATACATCTATTTTATATAGACTGTTAATTTTTAATAAATTGGATGAAAATAAATATAAACACTATTTGATAAATTTAAAAAAATGTGGTTTAACTTTTAAAAATATTGATAAATCTATTAAATTAAGTTATTTATATACTGAACATTCTAAATTATATAGCACAAAAAAAAAAAAAATATTAGAAAAAATATATAAAAATTTAGAATGTTAATATATAATAATAATGAACAATAATTTATGTTTAAAAGGTGAAAAAGGAGAACCTGGAAATTTTATAAGAGGTTCTTCTGGAATAAAAGGAGAAATTGGACTAAGGGGACCTGTAGGTCCAATGGGACCATCTGGATTACAACCGGATATAACAAAATATTATAGAATTAAAGATTTAAAAAGTGATGAAATAATTAAGTTATATCCTAAAAAATCTAACACTCATTATAATTTTAATAAAACTTTAAAAATAGATACAAATTCTTTTATAATTAATTTTGATAATTTAATAGATAATAAAAATTTTATTTATAATTTTTTTTCACAAAATAGTGATATAAATAATGTAATAGAAAAAGCTTATAATAATATTACTATAAATATTACTTTGGGTGGAAATTTACCATTAATTTATAATATGCCATATTATAAATTTATTAATATTAAAAATAAAACTACATATGATAATCAAATATCTCCAAATGATAAATTAGGTTTAGAAATAATTAATACATTTACAACAACTGAATTAACTGATCTAACAACTAATCCAATTTATATAAGTATTAACATTAATTTATAATAATATAAGACTCATTCCATTATAGACACAATTATATAAAAATGTGAAAAAATAGATTGTTTATGTAAAGTAAATGATAAAAATAACGATAAAATAACTGATATATAATTTTTTTTTTACTAACATTTATTTATAAATATATATTAATGGATAAAACTGAGTCAAATAAAGATGATTTTGGATTTCAAAATAATTATCAATCTGATAAAGAAATAGTTAATCAAAATAATAAGAAATCTATTTTAAAACCCGTCATTATAACATTAGTTGTTATAATTTTTATAATATTTTATTTAAGTTTAATTTCTATATCTGGATATATAGCTTGGGTGTCTATTATAAATGTTCCTATGTGGTTAAAAGTATTTAAAACATATTTAGCAGTAATTTTTGCACCACTGTATTTATTTTATATTTTTATAAGATCTTGTATGGTTAAAAGTATTTAAAACATATTTAAGCAGTAATTTTTGCACCACTTTATTTATTTTATATTTTTATAAGATCCTTTATATTTATTGTTCCTAAATAAAATCTAAACTTATTATAATGGCGTATAATTCAATAAACAATGTATCACAAACTGAGAACCAACTCGTAAATATAGACACTAATCAAAATAAAAAATCACAATGGCATTGGTTAAAAATTATGATTGTTTGTATAATTAAACTAATACTTGGTATTATAGCAGTTTATCTTTCATGGACATGTAATGTAAAAACTAATATAATTTTAAGAATTATAATAGCTATTGTGTCATTATTATTTAGTGAATTATATATTTTTTATTATGGTATTTATAGAGTTTTTATGGGAAATAAATGTGCTATTTAATATTTATATGATATTTAATATTTTCTATATCCTCGCCCTCGATCTCTTCCCTGGTCTCTTCCTCGATCTCGTCCCCTATCTCTTCCTCTCCCTCTCCCTTTTCCTCCGGACGAAAAATTATTATAATGATTTTTATTTTTATAATTATTTCTTCTTTTAAATTTATCCGAATCTTTTTGGATATTATCTTCATGATTTGAATATAATACCTCTTCCATATTTAAAAATTTTAAATCTTTTGATAAAAGTGAATTAGAATTTTGAGTTGAATCACCATTCCATATTTTAATTATACAAAAATTTTTTTTAGGACTTATTGAAATTCCATTAATCAAATATGTATTATTTTTATCATTTACTATCCACTCACCCAATGTATGCATCATTAAATTAAACCAAGCTTTTTCAGATATAGATTTTTCTACTTTAAATGACCAATATCCCCCTTTTCTATTATGTTTGTCTTCCCATTGTGGATAAATACATTTATTATCTCTTTTACGCATAAGAAAAAACATTCCTTCATACACATTTGGCAAACAGTTACTCCAGCTATTTTTTAAAACCCAAAAATCTTCAATACTGGATATTTCGATAATATCTTTATAGCTATCTAAGTTCCAGTTTTTATCCGATGGATTATGATACCATACAATCCATTTAGTATTAGTTTCATGTTTAGCATAATCCTTATCCGAATCTGATTGCATATCTTCAATATTTGATTTTTCCATAATAAATTTATATTTTATTTTAATATAGTCTTTAAATATTAATTAAATCAAATTTTAAATTAATTATTAATAATTAAAGAATTAATGTATTACCATCCGAATACATTATACTTATTTCATATTGTTTTAAAGTATCATATTGTTTTAAAGTAATATTATATAAATTAATTATATATTTTCGTAACTTTATTTTATAATTTTCATGAAAATTACTTAATTTGTCCATATAAAAATTACCCATTGGACCGGAAAATTTTCTAACCAATTTTAAAAATGATTCATCAACTATTTCTAATTCTTTTCCAGACGATTTATCAATTAAACTTGCTATAATTATACTTTCATCTGTTATTGAAAATGAACTTAAATTTTCTAGCTCTTTATTTGAATATATCGGAAAATTTATTAAATCATTGTCAAAATTTACAATTGAATATATTTTATTTAATTGCTGATATTCCATTTCCAAAAAAGTAAAATTTTTAATATCGGATAATTCCAAAGTATTATATTTTTTTCCATTTAAAATAATATTTAAAATTTTTATATTATTGGTTTTTATATATTTATCATAAATTTTATTATAATAAATAGTACTATAACCTATTATTTTTGTTAAATATGGATATAAATCTTTATTAGAATTATTAAAATACCAATATCCTCCTCCCAATATTAATGTTCCACCTAATATATATTGCGTCATAATATTATTAAATAAGAAATATTTTTAAGTATTAATTATTAAAATTAATAAATTTGATTAATAATTATTTAAAATTTTAATATAAATAAATCTATTATGGCATTGCAATTTAACGAGTATAATGATGAAGAAATTTATAAAATTTTGAGAAATCTAGGTAATCATGAAAATTTAAATGTTAAAACTTTATTAACTGATTTTAAAGTGGATGAGAAAAAAAAACAATTGGAAAATGAAAAAATGAAAAAAAGAGGAAAAAAGGGAAAATTTATTAGTAAGGCAGATAAAATTAGAGAATTGAACAAAATGAAAACAAAGGACAAACTTAAAAAAGAGGATTTATGTAAATTAGATTATTATAAAAATTTAGAAAAAGTAACTCCTAAAATAATTGCAGATGTTCGCTATTTTAAAACCCAATATGGTAAAGATAGAATGAAATATAAATTTTTAAAAATTGCTTACCAAAATAAAGATAGAAATTCGATTATAGACCTTTATTTGCAATTAATTCATGTTAATCCTATTAATAGTATGGAAAAAATATTAAAACAAAAAATTCATAATTTAATGGTAAAAATAAATTATAAACAATTTCAATTTGAACATTTATCTAATAGATTACCACCACTTGATTTATATAATAATTATGAAAAAAAATTAGAACAATGGCAAATTGATTGTTTAAAATTAATCGAAAATAGTAAAGATGTTATAGTTTGTGCTAAAACATCAATGGGTAAAACATGGATGTCTATGTACCCAGCATTAATTGGTAGAAAAACATTGTTTATCGTTCCTACTAAACCTCTTGCGTATCAAGTCGCTTCAGTATTTACTAAATTTTTATCAGGTAGGACATCTATTATTATTGATGGAATAAGTACATATAATCCAGACGATATTGTATTAGTTGGAACTCCACAGGAAATTGAAACTAAACTACCTTTTATTATAAATAATTTTAAAATTGTTGTTTGTGATGAAATTCATAACTTAAATAGCTATGATGGCGGGGCATATGAAAGACTTATTAAAATTTTTTCAAAAAAAGCCACTATATTAGCATTATCGGCAACTATTGGAAATTCAGATCAATTAAAATCTTGGATGGAAAGTATTACCGATAGACCATGTAATGTTATTCAATATTCTACAAGATTTATTAATTTACAAAGATATGTATGGACTTCTAAAAATACTTTGGAAAAAATTCATCCCTTTTCATGTTTAACATTTGAATCAATTAATGACCAATTTATGAAATCTAATTTACCATTAACTCCATATGATAATATTCAAGTATATAAAGCATTATCTAATGAATTTGACAAAAATACATTAAAAAATCTTGATTTAGATAATGTTTTTCCAGAAGCAAATAAACGACTTACACTGAATGATAGTAAGCATTATGAAAATTTAATTAAAGAAACTATTTTAGAATTTAAACATAAATATCCTATTAAAATCCAGAAAATTATAAATAAATTTAATAAAGATGTGGAAATGATTCCAAATTGGAATTTATATAATTTATTTAAACAAATTAAAATAAAACAGATGACACCATGTATCGCTTTTCAAATGAACAAATCATATTGTAAAGAAATATTTGAAAAAATGGTAATTTATTTAGAAAAACTAGAACAGCTTAATTACCCATATCACTATTCCAATCTTGAATGGTTACATGATTATTATGTAGAATATCAAAAAAAAAGAGAAAAATATGAAAAAACACTATCATTAGGCAAAAATGATCAAAATATAACTAAAGAAGATTTAAAAGAAAGAATACTAAAAGAGTTTGATGAAAAAGAATTGGGAATTTATATCGATAAAATAAAAGATATGTATAACAAGCAAATTAGAGATATTAAAAAGAAATTAAAAATTAGTGATAAAGTTAAAAATATCCAAATTAAAAATTTAGAAAAAGATTTATATAATAAAATGAATTCTACATGTATAAAAGATTTTGATTATTTTGAAAAACATCCGGATTTTTGTTTAAATTCGCAATCTCCTATGTCTGCTAATGAAATACGAGAAATTAGAAGAGATATGTGCAAACAAGTTGGAATAAAAATTGATTATAATAATATTTTTATACAGGGATTAAAAAGAGGCATTGGTATTTATACCCAAGATATGCCTGAAGTTTATAATTTAAGTGTTCAGGCTTTAGCACAAAATGCTATGTTGGGATTTTGTATATCTGATAAAACCCTAGGTATGGGTATTAATATGCCTTTTAAAACTGCATGTATATTGGGATATAAAGATTCTACTTATTTTAGTAAAGAAAATTATGAACAATTTATTGGACGTGCTGGTAGAAGAGGATATGATACTGAAGGAAATTGTATATATTGTAATGTAGATTGGAAAATATTAATGAAAGGTGAATTGGGTAATATTTCTGGAAGAAAAGATATCATTTACAATTATAATGTTCTTTCAAAAATTTCACATATTGATAATACAACAATCAGTAGAGTTTTTTCTAAATATATGAATCCTGATATAAAACTGGATACTAATAAAATTGAAAATGAATTTTATGATGAAAATAATGATAATAATTTACTTTGGAAATTGAGAAAATATGATCATTTAACACGTTCGTTTATTGATAATATGGATATAATTGAAATGAAATTTAAGAAAGGTTTTTATGATAATAAAACTGTATTAAATTTATTGAAATTAATTATGAGTGTTTTTATAGATAAAAATCCTATACAACCTTATTTGTTAATTGAGAATATTTCTGAAAAAACAAAAAGAATATTGAATGAAATTAAAACAAATACTATTATTGATGGTAATGATGTAGATACTCTAATCGAGTTGTGTAATATTATAAAAACAATTCATAATACATATATGAATAGTTTATACTATTTAAATACAGTCGATATACTTAAAAATGCCTTTAATATTATAAAAGATATTTTAAAGAAAAATCAATGTTTGAATTCTAAATAGATATAGATATATTTTTAAAACATAGATATTTGAATTCTAAATAGATATTTGAATTCTAAATAGATATATTTTTAAGAAAATAGAAATATTAAAAAAAAACCTTTTCATGTTTTTTTTTTTGAAATACTTTTTAAGAAAAAAAAAAAAACCCCCCCCCTCTAAAAATTAATCGATAAATTAATCAAATAAATTAATTGATTAATTTATATACTCCTAAAAATATTAAAAAAATTAATTGATATATAATAGACGTTTAGATGTTATAAAAAATAATTAATTAATTTATTTTACCAGGTATATGTATTTTTAATTATTAACAAATCATCTAAGTGGGGAAAATAATTGTAAAGATATTTTTTTAATAGCATTAAGGAAACCTTAAAATTAGAAATTAATCGAAAATTAATCAAATCTGAAATTAATCAAAAATTAATTAACAAAATGAATCCAAATGAATCCAAATGAATCCAAAATGAATCCAAATGAATCCAAAATGAATTTTAATGAATCCAAAA